AAAGACAGTACATTAAATGGAGTAATATTTGCATTAAAAACATTTTTTAATTGGTTACTAGAAAACGAAATACTTGTAAAAGACCCTTGTAGGCAAATTAAAATAGTAAAGACAGAAAAGAGATTAAAACAAGTAGCTACAGATGAAGAAATTGAAATGCTAAAAGATAATTGTAAAACATTGAGAGAAAAATGTCTACTAAGCTTTGCATTAGATACAGGTTGTAGGGTTACTGAAATTAGTAATTGTAAAATAAGCAATTGCAACTTTAAAGATTTAAGTTGTACTGTTATTGGTAAAGGTGATAAACAAAGAATTGTATATTTTACTATTAAAACAAAAAGATTATTAGAAAAATACATAAAAGAAAGAACAGAATTTAAAAATTGTGATTCGTTATTTATATCTGATAAGTTTCCTCATGAGGCAGTCAAAAGTAGGGCATTACAACTTGTATTTAGCAATATAAAACATAAAGCAAACTTAGATGATAAAACTTATATAACTATGCATGGGTGTCGCAGGTGGCTGGGCAGTCATCTCATAAATAAGAATATCCCTATGGAAAGTATAAGACAAATTTTAGGACATGAAAATAGTTCTACTACTCAGCTTTATGCTCAAGCTAGTCAATCTACAATTAGTCATGATTATAGAGTTGGTATATAATACATATGAATAATAAAATATATCAAAAGCTATACAATAAAATAACCATTTTATGACTTATTTCATTTTTAGAATGAGGCTATCACTAGGCTTGAAGAATTAGTTTTCGTAATAAATATTATGTTAACTTGACTTATGCTAGAACTTAATTCATAATTTATCTATTAACTCAAAAATCAATAAGAAAAGCTAATTTTAAGGGTTTGAATGAAAATTTCAAGCCTTTTTATTATGTAAAAAATTAAATAAATTTAAAGTTATGCCACTTAAAAGGCAAAAAGGAGACGATATTAATGGATAATACAACAACACAACAAATTATCAATTTTATTTCAGACAACTATGGTTATATTACTGGTCTTGGAATTTCAATTTATGGAGTTATAAAAACTAAGATATTTCCTTTAATCAAAGAATTTATAACTGTAAAAAATAGTTTAATTAAAGATGAGAAAACTCGTACATTAGTAGAATCAGCAGAACAAAAAGTAAAAGATTTATTAGAGATAACTATGAGTGCAATCGAAAAAACAACTAAAGAAGAAATTGTAAACAAAATTGCAAATGGTGAACTTACAAAAGATAGTTTATCTACATTACCATCAACTGTTATTAATAAAGTTAAAAATCAATTAAGTAATTCCTATAAAGAGACATTAAAAAGTGAATATGGAGATGTTGAAGATTACTTAGCTACAAAAGCACAATATTTGTATGATAAGTACAAGAATGATGAGACTTCCGTTATTGGTACTGTTAAAGTTTCAGACGTAGCAAACGTTGTTACTAATGTTATAGGTACAACTGATGTTGCAAGCAAGACTACTGAATTATTGGATAAATTAAAAGATGTAGCAGAACAAAAAGTTGCTGATAATAATATTGTAAGTACAGAAAATATTATTACTACTGAAACAATAGTTGAGGACAATGTACAAGCTAGTGAGGAAGTTAAGGTGGCAGAGAATGTTGATTCTAATGCTAGTGGTGTTACTACCCAAGCAGAAGTTATTAATTCAAGTTCAGTTCCATCAATTGATGAAGTTGTAGAGCAAAAATCTACTACTGAAACTACTACAGTAGATGTTGATGCGTTACAAAAAGAATTAGCAGAAACAAAGGCAAAATTAGAAGCACTTCAATCAACTTCAACTAATAATTCAGTAACAGTATAAAAATAGGAGATGATATAATATGTTAGAAATTCAACAACAAATTATAAGTTATAATAAAACCTCAAGAAGTTCACAACCAATTTATATAGTTATTCATGATACTGGTTCTCCAAGCTCTACTGCACAAAACAATCATGATTATTTTGCAGGTGGAAATCGTGGTGCTTCAGCAGACTTCTTTGTAGATTCAGATAATATAATTCAAATTATTGATACGGACTCAAATTACAGTTGGGCAGTAGGTGACGGGAAAGGTGTATATGGTATTACTAATGCTAATTCTGTCTCTATAGAAATGTGTATAGGTTCAGATAGTACGCCTACAGAAACTACAATATCTAATACTGTTAATTTAACAAGATATTTAATGAGTAAATATGGAATAGGTATTGACAATGTAGTGAGACACTATGATTGTAGCCACAAGATTTGTCCGAACTGTTTTAGTGATAATAGTTGGTCTGCTTGGTATGAATTTAAAGAAAAAGTAACCAATGGTTCTTCAAACAAATTAGGATGGAATCAAAATGCTACTGGATGGTTTTATTGTACTGATATAGACAATGGATATTACTATAAGGGTGAATGGAAACAAATTGAAGGAGAATGGTATTCATTTGATTCTGATGGATATGCGAGATGTAGTAAATGGATTTTAGATAATAGTAATTATTATTATCTTGATGAGAATTGTGCAATGGTAAGTTATAAATGGGTACAATATAACAATCAATGGTATTATTTAAAATCTGATGGAAAAATGGCTATAGGCTGGGTTCAAGATAGTTCTAATAAATGGCATTATTGTGATGAAAATGGAGTAATGCAAACAGGTTGGATTGAATTAGATAAAAAATGGTATTACTTAGGAACAGATGGTGCAATGTATGAAAAGGGGACATATACTATTGATAATAAATCATATGATTTTGATAGTTCTGGTGTAATGATTGATAATACAGTTACTACGCCATCAACTTTAACTGCAAGTTCAACAACTAGTGTAGTATCAACGGATTTGTTTAACTTTGTAAAATTTTTTGAAGGATGCTATTTAACTTCCTATCTTTGCCCATCGAATGTGTTAACCATAGGAATAGGATGTACTAATACTAAATGGACTAGTTTAGGAACTATAGCTGAATCACAAGCCATAGAAGCATTTAATGAAGATATGAAAACTTTTGCTGATGGAGTAGATAAATTAGTTAGTAGTGCTGGAATTTCTTTAAATACAACACAACGTGAAAGTTTAATCAGCTTTTCATTTAACGTAGGTTTAGGTGCGTTAGCATCAAGCACTTTATGGTCTAATATCTGTAAAGGAGTTACCAATGCAGAAACTATAATTGAGAACTTTGGAAGATGGGTAAAAAGTAGTGACGGAAGCACTTTAGCGGGTTTGGTTAAACGTAGAAAATATGAGGCGAATTTATACTTAACAGGTAGTTATTCAACAGGTGAGTAACCAATAAATTAAAATTATTAAGAGTAGTCATTAGTTTGGTTACTCTTTTATTATGTTCAAAATTAAAAAAAGATAAATTAAGGAGTGATAAAATGTCAAATGAAAAAATTTATTATTGTAAAGATAAAGAATGTAACCATAAATTAATTAAATATAAAGATACCTATATTTGTATGGAATGTAAAAGTGCATATAAATTAATAGATAACTCAGAAGATTTGATTATCGATGACATTGTTATCTCTTTAGGAAAGTTAGAAATATTGGTAAGGATAAATTAAAGTACGTAGAATTAAGAATTTATCTTGAAATTGAAAGGCTTAGGGATTATTCTCTAGGTCTTTTTAATTATGTTCAACTTTAACCACGCTCCTTCATTTAAAGGAGTGACACTGAATTTATTTTAATGGAGTTCATCTATAGGTGGATTACTAAAAATAAATTATATTAAGAAAGGTGGATGTTAGATATGAAACTAACTAAAAACAATTTAACAAAGAAATTAGGAATAAAGGATAATGAGGTAATAGAATTAATAACAACTTATAATAACTTATTACCAATATTATCAGAAGAAGGTGAAGGATTTTGTGTAAATGCAAGAGACTTACATAACCAATTATTAATAGGTAGGGATTTTTCTACTTGGATAAAAGGTAATTTAGAATCTTTAGATATGAAAGTAGGAGAAGATTTTGACGCTTTCTTTAAAGGTGACGTGGATTTATCACAAGAAGAAATAGAAAATATGTCATCACAACAAAGAAGTAGACAAGGTATTTCAACAGAATATAATCTTACTTTAGAATGTGCAAAACAACTAGCTATGGTTATAGGAGCAATGCCAAAAACAAACAAAGAGACAAAAGAACTAAGCAAGATTACAAGAATATATTTTATAGAAGTTGAAAGAATATTAAAGATGGCAGTCAAATGGGAATTAATAAGAAAACCCGAAAAAGAAAATTATAAAATCATGTGTGAAGAACTTAAAAAGTATTTTCTTAGAAATTTTAATAAAGAACCTATGTTTTATGATTATAGTAATGAAGCTGATGCTTTAAATATGGTTTGCTTAGGTGCTAAAGCTAAAAAAATTAGAGAATATATTGACGCACAAGATAACAATACTAGAGATTGGTTAGAAATAAAATATAATACATATTTAGATAAATTACAAGATTTGAACACAATGTATCTTAAAATGAACTTTGACAAAGATAGAAGGTATGATTTGATTAAACAAGGATTTAAAGCATTGTATCCTGATGCGAGTTTCTTATTGATTTGTGGTGATAAATAATGAATATAGAAAATTTAGAATTAAAAGGATATAAAAATTACAAAGAGTTATGTTTAACTTTAGATTGGGAAATAAGTGCTGGAAATACAAAGAAAAAACAGTTAAGAATATTAAGTGAACTATGTGATTTTGAAAAACAAGGAAACAAATTTGTTGTAAAGGAAATTTGTTGTAAAGGAAATGTATGATAATAAGGATGTGTGTATGGATATGAGAGGGAAACAGGATAATAATACACCTAAGTATGTTGAGAGTATTGAATTGAATATTATTGGAGAATTACTTACTGAAGGACAAGATAACAAATATGTTGTTGGACGTGGAGTATTACTCAGAAATGTAGGTTTGACTAATACAAACTATTCATATTGCAAAAGAAGACAAGATAAACTTGCTACATATTTAGAAGTTAAAAGGGAAGTAGTTAATGATTATTATACTTGTGTTGATTCTATGATATTAGGTAATTTAGAAAAGGCTCTCAAGAATTTATCTAACAAAAAAGTAATACAGTTAAATAGCACATTATTGATTTGTAAAAATGTACTAACAGATGTTACATATCAACATATTACTCAAGTAGATGAATTTGATGAAGAAATAGAAATAATTAAGCCAGTTGTTCAATCTGATGTTATTTATGTTCAAGCTACAGACGAAGAAAGACATCTTATTAACGTTTCAGAAAAGAAAGTTTTAACTAATATGGGATTTGAAAAATTAACAGATGTATTCTTAAAAAATAAATTAAAGCAATACTATGACCAATGTTATAAAGAAATAAGAAGAGAAATGAAGGACTTAAACTTTTATTTTCAAGCTTATGATATAATTTATGACTTTGATATTTTGGCAAATGAATTAGAAAAACATGGGTATGATGATTGGAGTAAAGAACTCAAAAAAGAACAATCAGATATAATTAATAGTGGTGCTATGAATAGAATAATGGATAATGCTGAAAAAAGAAAAGATAAAGCTACTCCTGATTTTGGTACACTATTAAAATCTGATAAAAAATATATTAGAACTCAAGATGAATATATAACAGGTTATAATCAACTAAATAATAGTGTGATTAATGTGAATTCTAAAAATATTAAGGCTAATGTTAAGAAAGCTAAAGAAATTAAAAAGTTGAACGTTTAAAGTCTGTTATATTATATATAGAAGATTCATACCATGACTATTATAATAAATTCTAAACGTTCAACTTTAACAAAATATATAAAATAACAAATAATCAATAAGTTAATTCTATTTGTGAGTCTGAAAGACGAAACAAAAGAACAACCGATAGGGCGTTAGGTGTATTCACTAAAGTTTGGGAGTATATGAGTCTTGTAGCTAACGCTACGCTTTTCTTCCCTTACGGTCAGAGGATATAAATTTAATAAAATATATTATATTATGGAGTGAGTTAAAATGGGATATGTTTATATAATTAAAAATGAAAATAAATCTACTGATGATAAAATTTATATAAAAATAGGGGCAAGTAAGGATTACATAAAAAGAATAAATCAAATAAAGAGTTCATTTAAGTTCAATGGTAATTTAGATGAACTTTTTTTATATAAAGTTATTGAGTGTAAATCCTATTTGCGTTTGGAGAAAATGATCCATCAAATTATGTCCAGTCGAAAAATAACTAATGAATGGTTTCTTACGGAGGAAAGTTTCTTAGAAGGTAGAATTTCGATGGTTGATTTATCAAGATATAATTAAAATAAAATATATAAAATAACTAATAAGGAGGTTAGAGATATGTTATATAATAATGAAATAGTACAAAAATATTTAAATAAACTTGATGGAATACAATTAGATAAAAATATTAAAACTGCCTACCCGACTAAAAATATAAGAAGTATTGATAATATTGATATTCATGAAGTTGAAAGATATGTTATTGCAAATATTAAATGGGAAAATACAATTGAAATGAGTGGTTGGGGAATGTCAATATAATATATATAAAATTAGAGAGATTAGAAAATAAAATTCTAG